ATGCTGTATTTATGGATGTGAAATACTGGGCGGTTAACCCATTATCAATTTCTTTTCTGGCACTCGGATTCCAGTTAATGCTTCAATGTACTTCATCTTGACTGCATCATCTGTTAGTGCGTAAATTGCAACATTGTTGATGTTTAGTTTGACTGGCTCATCTGCATCAGCGGTAAACATGCTGGGCACTAGTCCCAGCCCCTGAGGTCCTGGTGCTACGCTGACCGGTGCACTGATTTCCAGCCAATCTCCGTCGGCTCGTGTTAGTTTGGCAATGAGTTCTTCGCCAGAGTTCAATTTAAAAGTTACTGTGCTGCCTTCGAGATGTTTCATTCTGTTAATTTCTTTCTAAGTTCTGTAAATCCACCCACAAGTTCTTCATCCAGGAAGATCTGTGGTAATGTTCGAGCATTTGGTACTGCTTCTAATAATTGTTCACGTGTCCAATCCAGACTTACGTTGCGTTCTTCATATTCAATGCCTCGAGACTTCAGCAATGCTTTGGCCTGGTCGCAATAGGGGCATTGGTCTTTTGACCATACAATTGCGGTTGTCATGCTTTTTCTAATTCCTTTTGTAGTTCTATTGACTCTCTAATTTGTGAACATTCAGTTTGATATTGACATTCATGCACTGTATTTGCTAACTGATATACAGGAAGCAGTGAGCAAAATTGTGTGTAATGTGAGCCCTCTAGTGGGCAGATCGTGCATTGAGTTTTCATTTTATAACTCCGGTAGTGCATCGTAGTCTAACTGATCGCTCATGACTCCAATAACATAGTTAGTTGATTCAGACTCTTGTAGTGCAGTTTGTTTGTTCGATGTGTTCACATGCTTGTTGAACCAAGGAATAGGTGTCGAGCGAGGTGCAGGTTCATGATACTTGATACCAATTTCCTTGAGTGCGCCCACGGCTGTGTAGTCCACAAAGTCTTTGAGAATGTTGGCATTGAGACCAATCACAGGTCCCTTGTTGAACAAGTAGTCTGCCCAGCCCTTTTCTTCACGGATCACGTCCAGATACAACTCATACACTTCGGCTTCGCACTCGACCTTGGCCGCAGCAAAACGTGGATCTTCTTTGATGACTTGATTGATCATGTAAGCAGTCCATTCCTTGTGCAGAATCTCATCTTGCAGGATCAAGCTGATGATGTTGCCATTGCCCATGAAGATCTTGTTCTCTACCATGGCCAGGCTTGTGGCAAATGAAACCATGAACCTGAATGCTTCCAGAGCATAGCTGGCATGCAAGGCCATGTAGATTGCTCTCACATGTTCCACTTCTTCCACAGGTTGGCCTAGTTCTTTGGCACAGTTGATTCTGTGCAGGTCATCATAGTACCGGCCCACGCTTGATGCCATGTCAATGATCTGCTGTGTGTCGTGGATGGTGTTGAACACATCCTTGGGCACGTTGTAGATGTTGCGAATGATGTGACTGTAGCTCTTTGAATGGATGTTGGTTTCAAAAAATGTCCAGTTGTAGATCAAGGCTTCTAGTTCTGGCAATGATACCACAGGCATGAAGATTTGACTGGGCCCACGACCTTGTAAACTATCCAAGGCAGTTTGTCTCAGTAGATTACTGGTAAAGATGTGCTTGACTGTTTCGCTGGCATCCTTGAAGTCGTTTGAATCTTTGGTAAGACTAACTTCTTCTGGTTGCCAAAAGAAACCACGTGCTGTGGCTTCATAGTCTGCAATCTTTTTGTATTTGACTTCTTCAAAGCGTTGGATTGTGACAGGACCAGCCGGGTCCAGAAACATCTTGCGATTGAGATAGTCTGTTCGTGTTGCTAGATTGTATTGTTGTTTTGACATTTTAATAATTCTCTGTTAGTCATTTTTTTCTTCAATGGTGTAAAACCAATCATCTCCTGCGGTCCACTTGCGTGTGCCATCCACTGTCCATAAATTTTGTGCGGCTTTAAAGTCTGGAAACTTAACATTACCCGAGATCAAACTTTGATCGTACCATAGGCATCGATTGTTGGGCTGACAAGCAAACTGTCCATTTTCCAGTCGAATAAAGTTAAAGCTCTTGTGTTCTTCAGCAACTTCGGTAAAGCCTGTGTCCACATCCATGCCGTCGGCACAAAAGTCCACGGTAAACAGGTAAGTGCCGTAGTGCCATTCCCGATCTTTGCCCAGAAATTTCACACCCAGATTACGCAGACCTATTTTTTCAATAATGGTAAAACGATAGCCCATGCAGTCCCAGAGTTGTAGGGTGTCAATAGGCAATGTGCCTGTGTAGTTTTCTTGCCATACATAGGCATGTATAGGCAGTTTGTCGTAGAGTGCTCCGTAATTGGGCAACAAGCTCTCGATGCGAAACACCTGTCCTCTTAGTGCTTTGAGACTGACCCAGATGGCAGGTTCTAATTCTCCGTGACCTTTTTCAAAGTTGTAGAGAAATTCTCTTTTGATCCAGCACTTGATGGGAGGTAATGATCCTACTATGTAACTCATATTTTTTTTACCAATGTCGTATAACACCTGCTATAATAAACATGTTTGTGATAACATAACATGCAATTATAGCAGTTCTTACCAGGGCCACACGATCCGCATCGCTGTTATTTGCACAGGCTTTTTCTCCTAGTGCCTTGGCCCATAGTCTCCATGCTGCTGTTACAATTTGCATGCTTCGCAGTCTTCTTGATCATCAAAGTCAATCACTTCTAACGGAGCATCTTCTGTGACGTTCTTGCTGCCTGTTTTGTTGATCAGACTGTAGTAAAAAGTCTTCAGACCCCAGTAGTGTGACTGCATCAAGTTCCGTGCAATCAGGGTGGTTGGCACTTTACGACCTGCAAAGTGTGCAGGATTGTAAAATGTGTTGGTGCTGATGCTCTGGTCCACATAGGCAGCAATTACAGCCGCTGTCTTTAGATAGCCATCACAGTCTTTCTGTTCCCACATCAGCTGATACTTGTTCTTGAGTTTGTGATATTCGGGAACCACCTGTGTCAAGCTGCCGGCTTTGGATTCTTTCACACTGATCAGGCTCATGGGCATTTCAATGCCATTTGTACTGTTAATAACAACTGAACTGGATTCCACAGGAGCCACTGCCATTTGTGTTGCATTGCGTACACCATGTGTTTTCATTTCTGAGCGCAGAGCTTCCCATGGCAGCTCAGGAGCAAAGTCGGTGAGTTCATTCACACCTCGAGCTCGTAGTTCCCAAGGGAATGTGCCTTGCCCATAGCGTGTGTGATCACTACCCTCACACTTGCCACGTTCTTTGGCCAGTTCCACACTTGCTTCGGTCAAGTAAAATGCCAGGTGTTCCATCCATGACTTGACATCTTGTAGTGCATCTTTCTCTCCATATTGCAGTCCACGCTTGGCGTGCCAGTATGCAAGATTAGTGATTCCAATTCCCAAGGGACGAATTTCATCATTGCTTAGTTTGGATTGTATACTTAGAAAATCTTGATAATCAAGTATATTGTTAAGGCTACGGTGTAGAATACGGCAAGCACGGCGCATATCTTCGGGATTCCTGAAAGCTCCCCAGTTGATTGAGCCAAGTGTGCAGAGTGCAATACGTCCTTCTGCGTCGTCAAGTCTTTTGAATGATTTTGTTGGTAAAAGTATTTCACAGCATAGGTTACTCTGGTAAATGGTATGATACTCAGGATCAAATGGACCCTGCTTCATCACGTTGTCAATGAACACCAGATAGATGCGTCCGGTGTCTGTGCGCTCTTTCAAGATGCCACCCTTGAATACTTCCTCGGCACTCATGGTCTTCTTGCGAAGGTCCTTGCGCTTTTCGTATTTGACATACAGCTCTTCAAACAGTTCGGTATTGCTGTAGAATGCCTGATACAGATCTGGTACTTCGTTGGGATCAAAGAATGTGATGTTTTCTTTGTTCTTGAATCGTCTCCAGAAGAAAGCACTCAGTACTACTCCGTAGTCCATGTGTCTAACTCTAGTTTCTTCTGTGCCTTGATTGTTCTTGAGCACAATAAGATCATCAAACTGATGATGCCAGATGGGATAGAACACTGTGGCTGACGCATTGCGGATACCACCTTGTGAACATGATCGCAGGTCGCCAAACCATTTTTTCAGGAATGGAATCATACCTGTGTGCATGATCTCACCACCACGGATGGGTGAGCCCAATGGTCGTAGTCTTCCAATCTCCAAGCCAATGCCAGCACGTTTGCTAGCATACTTGGCCATCATTTCGCCCGAAGCAAATATACTATCGAGGTCGTCATCGCTGCGTATAAGGACGCAACTCGAAAATTGTTTAGTAGGAGTCCCCAGCCCAGCCAAAACAGGAGTAGCAAGAGTAAAAAGACCATCACTCGCTGCATTGTAATATTCTTTGATATAGCGCATTCTCGCTGTGTTCGGTTCTTCTGAGTGAAATACAGTAGCGGCCGCGACCATGTATCTAATTTGTGGAGTTTCATAAGTTTGTCCTGTTGAACGATTTTTTACCAGGTACTTTTCAATCAGCTGCTCAATAGCTGCATAACTGTATTGTTCGTCCTTGGCATGATCCAGCATGTCATTCATGCGATTCCAGTCATCTTCGGTGTACCACTCTAACAACTCAGGAGTGTACAGGCCTGTGGCCACATTGGTCTTTACAATGTCATACAGGTGAGGAGGCGTGTAGGTACCATAAACGTCTTTTCTCAACATGCTGAGTCGTTGCTTGCCGGCCACAAACTGATAGTTGGTGTGTCCAACTCCAGGATTTGATTCTACGTCGATTAGATCAACAATAGCTCTGAGTGTGATGCCATCTATTTCTCTGGTGGTAATGCCATCATAAAAATGCAATTGTGCCTTGATTTCTACCATGCTCTGACTAACGTCTGCAATGCCGGCGCATACTTTTGCAATCTGTGTCTGCCATTTTTCCAACGCTAGTGGCTCACGAAGGCCATTGCGCTTTTGTACTGTGATTGTTTTCATTATTATTTAATTTGTTGTTTTATTTCTTGTAGCGAAACACTATGATGAACTTTATAAGGTCCTGGGTTGATATTTAACACTTGTTCCGGCCCCCAATTCAATATATATTTCTTTTGGGCAACCAGGACTAAATTGTCACTATCAGTGTCTACTAGATGAGAATCCTGCATTTCCGGGTGGTCCAGCATAGCTATAGTATACATGATTCCCAGCCCGCGAGCAAGACCGCAGTACATGTTGTCGCTCAATAGTTGCCAGGGATCTGGCCAAGTGGGCTGATCATCCCAGTGCAAATGGTAAGCACGCCACGGAGTACAAAACCACCAGGCGTTGATCAGGTGCAGGGCCGATTCAGAATTGACCTGTGCGGCCTGGGCGCGGAGTTGTGACCAACTGTCGAGCCGTTGAGCAAAAGTGGGGAGCCACATCGCTTTTTATGCCAGGTGTGTTATTGAATATTGAATAGTACCGGCATTGCCGGTATTGGTGGTGGATGCAGTCCAGGATACCACACTGGCTGTTTCGCTCACAGCAAATGTCACGCCCGGACCTGTGCCATTGTTTACACTGGTATCTTGTCCAGTTAATCCTGTGCCCGAGCTAGTGGTGCCTGCCACAATAAAATACACTCCAGTCTGGATGTCAACTGTTCTCACAATGGTATAATTGATTTGCACTGCACGAATTTTGGTAGCATCAAATGTGGTTATAACTTGACCAGCAGTATTGTTGGTCAAGGTCAGTGCTTGTCCTGTTTCTCTTACATAGGTGCCTTGCTTGATTTGGTCAGCACTTTCATACGCAAGATTAACACCATCATTTATGTTGATTCGTGGATAGGTTGTAGCATAAACAGCGGTACGTTCAAACATATCGCCTATGCTGACGTTCTGTTCTCCTAGGAAATTGATGACTGATGTTGCTGGACTTGTGGTTCCGTTGAAATGATTACCAACGTCATAAAACACATTGTAACCCGAGGCATTGAGTCCGGTATTGGCAGCAATCTTGATACCTTCAGCATAGATATTATCAAAGCTGTTGCCCAGAATGCGGAATCCTGTTGGCCCACCATTCACTGGAGCAGGGTCTCCCAACAGCACACCTTGAAACAATGTGTCAAATTGACTTTCAGTTACCACGCACCCTTGTGTTTCGTTGGCCGTGTTGAATGCCCAGGTGGTACCTGTAAAACTGCATCTACGGAATGTGATGTTGTTGCAGATCAAACTCAACGTTGAGTCAAACCGCACACATGCCATGTCGTCAGCATCTGTCACAAGGTCGGCCTGCACCAGGGGTCCGCTGAAACCAACATCGACGAATGTGCAAAAACTAGCATCCTGTACCAGGAAAACATCTGTGGTTTCCAACGAACGGAATCCTAGAGATGCAATTTCAATATTGGTAGGTGCCGTAGCACCATTGTTTCCAATGTTTACACCTATCTGTTGTAGGCTGTCGCCAAATCTGGCCACGTATTCACTCAAGGTACTTGTGGGACTTGAAGTGTCCAGCGTGATAACACTAGAGTTTGCACCTTCGCCATAGAGTCTGGCATATGGTGGAATCACAATTGATTCAGTGACCAAGTAAACACCGGCTGGAAAGAACAACGAACGGCGAATTTGTGGATT